CCAATCTCGCGCCACTTGGTTATTTTGTCGCGGTATTTGGGTGATTTCAAAAGCGGGAGTAATTTGTCGGCAATCAGCTCTTTGACGCCGTAGCCCGGATGCGGGATGCAGTCGTGAACGACCAGCTGCCCCAGCTGGTTATATTGCGCGATGATACATGTCGGATGATGGTAGCCATCCCACATACGCACACCGGGCAGGCCGGGATGAACGGGAAGTATTTGCTGCGTGTAATGAAAGTTTTCGCCGTAATTACTTACAACATTGACGCCGCGGCTTACCGTAGCAACGGCGCCCTCAACATATCTCGCCCACTTTGCGGGATCGCTTTTAAACGCGGCCATATTCATAGCTCGCTGCATGGGCGTTAAAAATTTATTTTCCCCTTTTTGAATATGAAATGTTTCTTTCGTGATGATTGTGCCGTCTTCGGCAATCATGTATTCTTTCGGCGCGTCGATCAGTTCCGTTGACCAGTGTTCTTCGTCGGCGGGGTTTTGTGTTATTTGCAGGTTTGGAATAGACCCGGCCTGACGGCCGCAGCGCGCCAGGGCCATTTCAAACACTTCATAGGGCAGGCCGGCGTTGGCCTTTTCGTAAATCGGCGCCGGTTCTTCCAGCCAGATTGATCCATATTGCGGACCCTGGAGCTTTGATATACTCGCCTGGTCGTCGATACCGAACAGGTCGCACTCCACGGGATATTCGGCGCGGATGTGTAATTTTTTGTAATCGTTTTTAAAAACAGCGCGGTCGCCCAGCACTTCGACGATTGAGCGCACCGTGGATGTTTTTATATTTTCGTGCGTGTCGCGGATAATGGCCGCGTGAAGCGGGCGCAGTTGGCAGCGGTAGCCATGCGCAATTAGGCGCGCGATAGCGCAGTATGTTTTTCCCTCGCCCATCGGCCCGGTCAGGTGATTGATGTGCGCCGTGGAGTGAACAAAGGCGCTTTGTGTCGGGGATAGATCAAAAATAATATTTTGCGGCATATTATCCTTGTCCTCCGGGAATAACGGTAAGGCGTCCGGTTTTTTCATCGCGCGTCAGCACGTCGCCACTTGACGGGTTCACAAAATAAATGCCGCCTTCTTCCTTGTTGCCCAGGGTAAATTTCAGCTTCATCTCAATGATATTTGCTGCTTGGCGCATGGCGGCCAGGCGCGCCGTCTGCATTTTCAGGTCGTCGCTGATCCAGGTCAGGCATTGTTTTACGATGTCGTGCAGCGCGGCGTTTTTTTCTTTGGGTTCGCCACTTGCCACCCCGGCGATCAGTTCCGCCCAGGCCGGCGCGGCTTCCTCGATTTTCTGCTCGGCGAGTCTGTGCGCGAACGCTTGATTATTTTCTTTAGACCAATCCAGGCATTGTTTTTCCATTGTTTCCAGCGCGGTTAAATCGCTGGGGAGTTTTTCTTGGACGTGACGGTTGACAATCTGCTGCGCTTCTTCCTGGCGCGCTTGTTGAACCGTTTTGAGATAGCGCGACACGGTAGGCTGTGATACCTGGTGCCCGCGCTCCTGTAAGGCGGCGGCAATGCCCACGGACGTAGTAATACCAGCCTTGATCAATTCTTCAATCGTCGCTTCGAGTTTTAATCTGCTGATTTTATTACCCGGCATTGTTCCCTCGTTTTTTAATTTGCGCGCCACCGGCGGCATTGCTGGTCGGGGCAAGTGAACCGCCGGCCTCGCGCGCGCAAAGGAGAAACTTCAAATAGCGGGAATATTATAACGCTGGTTTTGATTTTTCCGGGATTGGGCGTGTCAGATGGTTTTCATTTACGTTCATAGGAGTCCATGGGAGTCCAT